GCGGGTGTTGGCGGAGGTATTACTGGTAAAGGTGCACACGTAATGGTCATCGATGATCCGGTAAAAAACCGCGAAGATGCAGAATCGGATAACAACCGCGATGCGACCTGGGATTGGTATACATCAACCGCCTATACACGTTTATCACCAGGGGGTGGAATACTTGTGATTCTTACAAGATGGCACGACGATGATTTAGCAGGTCGATTGTTAAAACAAGCAGAAGAAGGTGCTGACCAGTGGGAGGTAATTAAATATCCAGCCATCGCAGAAATAGATGAAACTTTTAGAAAATATGGTGAAAGTTTACATCCAGAAAGATATAATGTAGACGCGCTCGAGCAGATAAGGAAAGCCATCGGTCCCCGAGATTGGTCTGCTCTGTATCAACAGAATCCAGTATCCGACGAAGGCGATTACTTTAGCCGAGACATGATTCGTTATTATGAAGATGGAGATCTTGAATATGCACAACTTAATTACTATTGCGCGTGGGACCTTGCGATCGGGCAGCGTGACCGGAACGATTATTCGGTTGGTATTGTTGTCGGGGTCGATGAATATGATAATTTATTTGTTGTTGATGTCGTACGCGGTAAGTATGATGGGTTTGAATTAGTAGAACAAATCTTAGACTTGTATGAAACCTGGCGCCCGGGTATAGTAGGCATAGAACGAGGTCATATTGAAATGGCCTTGGGGCCCTTTTTGCAGAAACGTACTAGAGAACGGGGATTAAACGAAGCTTACTTCAAAGACTTAAAAGTAGGTCGTAGAGACAAAGAAGCAAGAGCACGTGCAATTCAAGGTAGAATGCAACAAGGTATGGTATACTTTCCAAAGGACGCTGTTTGGACTGGAACCATGGTTGCAGAACTTTTACGTTTTCCAAATGGAGCCCATGATGACCAAGTCGATGCATTAGCATGGATAGGTTTAATGATGACAGAATTTGCTACCTTCTACGAAAGGCCGGAGCATGTTCCATCTTGGAGAGATAAGTTAAGACATTTAACTAAAGGCGATAAACATAAATCATCGATGAGTGCTTAATGGTAGAGTATAAAAAACCGAAAAAGAAATTGGACGCAGCGGAAGAGTTAAATCTTGCCCGTCGTCAGTGGGAAGCATACACCCGAGCTAGAGATAATGGTCATGATGACTATATCGAAATGGCAAAACAATGCGATGCTTTTTATCGTGGTGAACAATGGGACGAAGCTGACATAGCAACGTTAGATGACCAAGGTCGACCCGCGTTAACAATTAACACAATCCTGCCCACTATTAATACCGTTATTGGTGAACAAAGTACTAGACGTGCGGACGTACAATTTAAACCGCGGGGATCTGGTATGCAAGAAACTGCAGATTTGCTTACAAAACTTTTCATGCAGATTTCTGATAACAACAAACTTGACTGGATAGAATCACAAGTTTTTTCAGATGGTTTAATTCAAGATAGAGGTTGGTTTGATGTAAGGATAGATTTTTCTGATCACATACAGGGTGAAGTACGAATTACACCTAAAGATCCACTCGATATTATTATTGATCCCGACGCAAAAGAATATGATCCTAAAACGTGGAATGAAATTTTTGAAACAAAGTGGATGAGCATAGATGATATTGAAGAAATTTATGGGCAGAAAAAAGCAGATAAATTAAGAGTGCTTGCAGAAGTTGGGTCTACTTTAGGTTCAGATTCAATTGAATATGAAGAAGAGAGATATGGTGATACTTACACTGGAGAATACTCAAGTGATTATCCGAATAACCCAGAAGAAGCAAAAGCCATAAGATCAATTCGTGTTATAGAGAGACAACATTATAAGTTAAAAAAATGTATGTTTTATGTTGACCCTGTTACGGGAGACCAAAGAGAGGTCCCATACAATTGGGGTGAACGCAAACGCAAAAAGTTTGCTGATGATATGGGTCTTTATATTATTACCAAGACTATTAAAAAAGTTAAGTGGACCGTAACAGCAGACACTGTTGTTTTATTTGATGACTGGTCTCCTTATGATCATTTTACTTTAGTCCCTTACTTTCCATATTGGAGAAGAGGTAAGCCCTTTGGCATGGTAAGAAATTTAATTTCACCACAAGAACAATTAAACAAAATTTCATCTCAAGAATTACATATTGTAAATACAACTGCGAACAGCGGTTGGGTAGTTGAGTCAGGTTCTCTTACAGGAATGACAGCAGATGATTTAGAAGAACACGGTGCGGAAACTGGTTTAGTCCTCGAGTTTAATCGAGGCTCTACTCCCCCCAGTAAGATCCCCCCAAACCAGATTCCCACCGGCCTGGATCGTATAAGCCAAAAAGCGGCTATTAATATAAAAACAATTAGTGGTATTTCTGATGCCATGTTGGGAACAGATAGCCCTGAAGTTTCTGGTATTGCAATTCAAGCAAAACAGAACCGCGGTGTTCTAATGATTCAAGTTCCTTTAGATAATTTAAGGAAAACACGACAATATTTAGCAGAAAAAGTTTTAAATTTAGTACAAAAATACTACACAGAAGAAAGGGTTGTGCAAATCACAGATGAGAATGACCCGCGTAAACCAAAGGTCCCACTTAAAATAAATCAAATGACCCCCGAAGGGAATATCATTAATGATCTTACTTTAGGTGAATATGAGGTTGTTGTTGGGACAGCGCCTTCTAGAGACAACTTTGAAGAAACACAATTTGCACAAGCCATTGAGCTTAGAAAAGCCGGCGTACCAATTCCTGATGACATAATTATTGAATACTCACATCTATCTAAGAAAGCAGAAATTGCAGAACGTATTAGACGGATGCAAGGAATGGCTCCACCTACTGAAGCAGAAGCTGCGTTACAACAGTTCCAGGCTGAAGCCGCAATTACACAAACACAACTTGAGATTGCCAGACTTGAGGCTGAGGTACAAAACCTACAGTCTATTACACAGTTAAATATGGCTAAAGCCCAAGGTGAAGCTAGCGAACCACAAGTAAAAGTGGCAGAGCTACAAAGCAAACTTCAGATGAAGCGCGAAGAACTTGACTTACGTGAAAGGTTATCTGGTATGACCAACGAAGTAAGAAAAGAACAAAGTGAAACCACTGCAGCGGCAAAAATTGCTACTGCGGCCATGAAACCAAACCAAGGAGGTAGAAGAGATGGCTAAGAAAGAAAAAACCAATGAAATGCTTATGGATGAAATGCTTCTAGAAGCTATGCCGGGGGGCGATCCGATTAAGCAAGAAGATACTAAATTTGACGTAGATCTTAATTTTGAACCCGTAGAAGAAGAGGAATCTGATAATGAAGAAGTCACGGAAGAACTTGACGCTTCTGCAGAAGAAAAAGTTGCTGAAGAAGAACCTGAAACACCAGAGGAAGAAGAAGCACCTGCAGAGCCAGAAGCTGTTAGCGAAGAAGGAATGGATGAAAACAGCGAAACAGATGCACAACCAGATATTCAACCAACTGAAGGAAGCGATGAAAACGTTGCCCAAGAGGTAGAACAACCAAAAGCGCCTATGGTGCCTAAATCTAGATTAGATGAAGTGCTTGCAAAACAAAAAGCACTACAAAAACAACTAGATGAGGCTAAAGCAGCGCAAGCACAAGTATCAGAAAACGCACCTGAGTATGATTTTGGGTCAAAAGAAGCTGAATACCAGCAATTAGTACTTGATGGCGAAGCAGAAAAAGCCGTAGAGCTTAGAAATGAGATAAGAAATGCTGAAAAAGAGCAGTTTATGTTTGAAGTTCAAGCAAAAATGGGTCAAACAGTGCAAAAAAATCAAGAAATGACTGAATTACAGGCAAAAGCAGCTGAAATAGAAGCTACTTTTCCTGTTTTAAACGAAAATAGTGCTGATTTTGATGTTGATCTACAAAACGAAGTAGTCGAATTGCGAAATGCATTTATGTCTCAAGGTTATACACCCGCTGATTCATTAACTAAAGCAACTGAATACACTTTAGCAGCAAAAAGGCCAGAATTGTTAAACCCAACAGCAGTATCAGAGACCCCAAAGGTAGATGAACAAATTGCTCAGCAGAAAAAAGTAGCTAATATTAATAAAAAACTACAAGCTGCTGATTCTCAACCACCTTCGATGAAAGGCGAATCTGCTAAAGGAGATAAAAAAATAGAGTTACATAAGCTATCTGACGATGAGTTTAGCGCACTTCCAGAGGAAACTTTAAGAAGAATGCGTGGTGACTTTGGTATGTAGTTGGTATAACATATAAGTAATTCGTCCGTCAAAACGATATTTGACGCAGGTCGTTCTGCTAAAACAACGTTTTCGCCTGTCATGGCGTAAATCTGGCTGGGGTCGTGTCCGTAAAAACACGAAAACGTTCCCCAACGATAAAGGGTACACGGGTAAGTAGTCGGCCCAGAAAAGCGACTGGTTAGTTTAACTTTAATCTTAAATTTGGAGGATGCCATTATGGCTAACACAAACTTTTCATCACTGACCAGTGAACAGCTTACTATCTGGTCGCGTGATTTTTGGCGTGTTGCTAGGAACATGTCCTTCATTAACCAATTTGCGGGTAGCGGACCTAACGCTATGGTTCAGAGAATATCTGAACTTACCCAATCAGAAAAAGGAGCAAGAGCTGTTATAACACTTCTTGCCGATATGACTGGTGACGGTATTGTTGGAGACAACACCCTCGAAGGAAATGAAGAGACTTTAAGAGCCTACGACATCGTTGTACAACTTGATCAATTGAGATTTGCTAATAGACTTGCGGGTAGATTAGCTGATCAAAAATCAGTTGTTAATTTCCGTGAGCACTCACGAGATGCACTTGCATATGCAATGGCTGATCGTATTGACCAATTAGCGTTCTTATCGCTTTCTGGTATTAACTACACACTAAAAAATAGTGGAGCACTAAGACCTGTAATGAACTCAGGACAAAATCTTGGTGATCTTGCTTTTGGTAGTGATGTAACTGCACCAACTTCTAACAGACATAGAAGATGGGATGCTACAAGTAAACTTGTTGCTGGTGATGTAACAGCTGTTGCAGCTGCTGACACCATCACTTACGAGTGTATTGTTGCTCTTAAAGCTTATGCTAAAGACAACTACATCCGTGGAGTAAGAAGCGCAGGTGGAGAAGAGGTATATCATTTATTTGTATCACCTCAGGTAATGGCAGACCTTAAACTTGATTCAGATTTCTTGGCTAACGTCAGAAATGCTGGAGTCAGAGGACCAAGCAACAGCTTGTTCTCAGGTTCTTCA